TAGAGCTTCATGAACGGGGGCATTACCTCGACGAGCTTTACCAAATTACTATTGCCTATGCCACTAGCTTATACACGCGATATTGTACGGTAGATGCTAGATGCGACGCGATAGAACTTAGCTATCAAACGGAAGAGGAGTTAGACCCATATGAGTATCCTTGGTTAAAGGATGAGGAGTGGGACCGACTCGATGATGAACGTTCTGATATCGAAAATGAATTAGATGAATTGTTTAATACGGTAATAGGGTTTGATTATGAACAGGACCCATTTAAGAAATAAGGAGACAGTAACATGGCTAAATTAACAACTGGTGTAGTAAGACTTTCTTATGCAAATATCGCTTCCCCTCGTAAAAACGACGACGGCAAAGCAAAATATAGTTCCCAAATCATTATCGATAAAACAGATAAGAAGACAATCAAAGCATTTGAACGTGCGATTGAAGAACTCAAAGCGGATCCAAAAGCAGTTGCTAAGGTAGAAGGCAAAGCAGCATACCTCAAATTGAACTTACGCGATGGCGATACTGATGAAGCAGTAGTTGACCAACCTGAAACATACGCTGGTAAATACTTCATTAACGCTAACAGTGATAAGCAACCTATCGTATTTACTCGTGACAAAATCAAAATGGATGACTTCGATATCGAAGAAGAAATCTACTCTGGGGTATATGCACAAGTTGCGCTTTCCGTTTTTGCCTATAACTTCAACGGTAAGAAGGGTGTAGGCTTTGGCCTAAACGGCATCCGTAAAGTCAAAGATGGCGAACGCCTTGGCGGTGTACATGTATCTGCTAATGACTTTGGCGACGATGATTTAGGCGACTTAGACGATGATGACGATTTAATCTAAGGAGGCAATTATGGAGCTCAGTATTGATGTGGAAACCTATTGCGCCTGCCCTATTAAATATGGGGCGCAGCGATATGTTGACGATACAACATTTGAAATACTGCTCTTTGCCTATTGCTTCGACGATGAGCCGGTCGAAGTAATTGATATGACAAAGAATCCACTACCCAAAAGGGTGGTGGACGCTTTGTATAATACGGAAATTACAAAGACCGCATTCAACGCAGCGTTTGAAATGCTATGCCTAAAAAAGTACTTCCCTGATGCGGACTACACGAATTGGGAATGTACCTCTGTACTTGCTTTGTACTGTAGCTTACCAGCAAGCCTTGATAATGTATCCAAGGCTTTGAAATTAGGAGAAGCTAAGGATTCACGAGGTAAACGATTGATTCAATTCTTTTCCGTTCCACGTAAGCCTACTAAGACAAATCCTAAGACACGGAATATGCCTGAGGATGCGCCAGACAAGTGGGCAGAATTTATTGAATATAACCGGCAGGACGTAGTGGTAGAAAAGGCCATTCGTAAACGCCTGCTTTCGTTGAAGCCGCCTACCATTGAACACGAGTATTGGCTACTGGATCAAGACATCAACTGGAGGGGTGTAAAAGTAGATATGGACCTCGTTG